TTTTCGCAAGATACACGATGAGAAAGGCAATTTTCTTCTTTTTGATAATTGCGAAGCCCTTGGGGAGGAAAGCTCCGTTTGGAATATACCTAATCACCACTTTGTTGACTGGTGTATGTGGGGCATGAAAACCCCTCTTTTAAAACAAATTGCGATTGTTTTAAATGATTCCAGCCCACAAGTAGATCGTATGTTCTACGCTACTGCAAAACAAGTCTTTCCGAACTTTACCAGCACTAAACAACATACCTTTAATTTTAGGCTTGGTGGTAGTTGCGGGGTGCAAAAGGAATTCTTTGAAATCGGCAATCAGGAAATATTAAGGCGTTTTAATGGCAATCTTCCCTGGATCCTGACATGAACGGATTTAATCTAAAACACTTTTACAATTTTTGCGCCCAACTCCAGATTGAAACTAAGGAGCAGGGCTTAAAAAAGATGGGTACGCTTTTGGGTAGCCAGACTTATGTAATGAATGAAGTCAAAAAAGGTTTGGATGAGGGCGTTCATTTTTTTGTTATTTTGAAAGGAAGGCAGCTTGGAATCACCACAATCTCACTCGCCCTTGATCTCTACTGGCACTTTATCCACCCAGGGTTGCAAGGCACACTTACAACGGATACGGAAGAAAATCGGGATATGTTCCGATCAACCCTTGCCATGTATATGGATGGTTTACCCAAAGAGTACCGTATCCCCTTGCTTGCCCATAATCGGAACCAGCTTTCCCTCAAAAATCGCTCTCGACTCTTTTATCAAGTCGCAGGGCTTAGAGCGAAAGGATCTTTGGGTCGTGGCAAGGCTATTACATACTTACATGGTACCGAAACAAGCTCTTGGGGAGATGAGGAAGGACTTGCTTCTCTCTTAGCGTCTTTGGCTGAAACCAATCCTGATCGGCTGTACTTGTTTGAATCGACTGCCCGTGGTTTTAATATGTTCCACGATATGTACACCACCGCTAAACGGGCTAGAACCCAAAGAGCGATCTTCTGTGGCTGGTGGCGTAATGAACTCTATAGCCTAGATTCCAATGGCAACACCTACAAGGTGTACTGGGATGGCAAGCTCACAGGCGAAGAAAAGGAATGGGTCAAGGATATTAAAAAGCTCTATGACTTTGACATCAATTCACGGCAAATAGCCTGGTGGCGTTGGAAGTTATTTGAAGGAATCAAAGACGATAGCCTGATGTATCAGGAGTTTCCGCCTACTGAGGACTACGCTTTCATTATGACGGGGACTAGTTTCTTTTCCAATGCCCGTTGCACCGATGCCGTCAAGTCTTTAAAGAAGAAAACCTTTGCATCTTACCGTTATGTCTTTGGTACAAACTTCCAAGATACCGAAGTCATCAAGTCTACCGATAGGTTATGCACTTTAAAGGTTTGGGAAGAACCTGTAGACACGGCTTATTATGTTTTGGGCGCTGATCCAGCCTACGGAAGCTCTGACTGGGCAGATCGTTTTTGTATCCAGGTGTTCAGAGTCTACTCAGATGGCTTAGAGCAAGTCGCTTCTTTTGCTACCTCTGAGATGAATACCTACCAGTTTGCTTGGGTAATCGCCCACTTAGCAGGTGCTTACAAGAACTCTACCCTCAATTTAGAGGTCAATGGTCCAGGTCAAGCAGTGATTAATGAGTTAAAGAACCTGAAAAGACAGGCTGCCCACATGGGAAGCGCTATGGGTAAGGATCTGATGGATGTTTATGCCAATATGCAGAACTATATCTGGCGCAGGAACGATACCTTGGGCGGTATGAGCAATTCGATTGGTTGGTTAACTACTTCTGCTACCAAAGAGAGGATGCTGACCTACATGAAGGACTTTTTTGAGCGTGGCATGATGGAAATTAACGATATGGACACCATTGAGGAGATGAAAACCATGGTTCGTAACGGTGGCTCCATAGAAGCAGCAGGTAGGAACAAAGATGACCGTGTGATTGCTTGCGCCTTGGCAGCGGCAGCGTTTGCAGAGCAAGTTCAGCCTAGATTGATCGCAACTCAGATTTCTAGGACCGTTTCACGGGTACAAGATGACTTTACCCCTGAACAACTCACGGTTGGGCGCAATGTATCTGATTATTTGAAGGCAATAGGGGTTTATGGGCAGGGTTAACACAGCAATCACTAAATTAGAGCTAAAACGCATCATGAGGCGCTTTATTGACGATAAAAACCGTGGAATTTCGCTAAAGCTGTTTGCTAACCATGCTGGCTTATCGGAATCCCATTTTTACGATATTTTCAAGTATTTGAACGAACCATTGACAGAAATGATGCAAATACGGGTATCTAAGGCATATCAAGAGTATTGCCGTGGCGAACTAGCCATTATGCAAAATCGTAACAATACCCGTTTTGTTCAGTATCGCAAAGAACCAAAGCCACAATTTGAAAGAACCAGCAAATTAGAGGTGGTTGATGGCAGGATTCAAATTAAGCTCGGAATTAAACCAAAATATGAATATAACGATTTAACACTTGACGAACAGTTGAAGGGGAGATAACAATGGCGGTAGTAAATGATTATAAGTGTCCAAAGCACGGCTATTTTGAAAGTAGAAAAGCCGAATGTCCAATGAAGGATTGCCATGAAGAAGTTTTTATTGTTTTTCTGCAAGCCCCCAGTATGGTGTCTGCAAAAACTCGCTTCACCGACAAGAGCACTAAGCAATTGGCTATCGAGTTTGGAATGTCCGACATCAAAACAGCCCGTGAAGGCGAGAACCAGGCGGGTTACCTCACCCGTAACAACAAGTTCTCCGAAAAAGAATACGCAGAAGCCGAAAAGTTCGCCACCCGTAAAAAAGGCAACAAGGACAAAATCAAGCCCGATCTCCCGCCAGTACAAAGAGAAGCTAGAGCAGGAGATTCAGCGATATGGGGCGGGGGCTTTCAAGGATTGAATATGCAAAGTCTATTAGCTGGCAGAGGCGTTCAATCAATTAAAGGCGAACAGGTTGGTTTGACACCAAGAGAAGCAGGTATAAAATCAGGACCTAGAACTGACCCAAGCTCAACGATGCGAGATCCTGATAACTTACAGATTAAAAAATGAGAATCCCAGATAACGATAACGATAGAGAAAACTTTTATTTGGAGCTAATGCAAAAATGCTTAGTATCCAAAGAGGAAAGAAGTGCTGACTACTCATCCCTCAGATCGTATTACTTATTTGGCTCAGGACCTGAAGAACCACCAGCGTACTTCAATAAAATTAATCCGCATTTAGATCAGTTAACCAGTTTTTTGTACTCTGCTGAAACCACTCGCTTCTCGATTTCACTAGGCGCTGGCGTTAATGCGGTCAATCAATATAAATCACCTGCGCTAACCCAGGCGATTAATGATGAGTGGCTTAATTCTAATGCGGATCAGGTGTTCTCCACGGCTCTAAACTGGGCTTTGGTTTATGGCACAACTTATGTCAAGCTCATTTTTAATGATGGCATCCATCCCTATATGATTGATCCTTGCACGGTAGGGGTGTTGCGAGAAGATAGTCCGTATACCAGTCGGCAAGAAGCGATTGTTCAGACCTATTACATCACCAAGTCAGAGCTATATGCACGGCTATATTCACATCCTAAGCGGGAAAAGATTGTAGAACGGGTGAGTGCGAGCTATAACGAAGTTCAAACTGACATTCCTGAAGGCATTAATCGTTTGCTAGTATCGCAAACAGGTCCACAAATGTATGGCAATGTGAACTTGCAACTCAATGACATCAATCGTTATAAGGCACGGGTGTCAGAAGAAACCGTAGAGATGCACGAACTGTGGGTTTGGAATGATGCTACTAACGATTATCAAGTAGTCACGATTGCCAGTCCTGATGTGATTATTTATGACCGTTCTGGCGAATCCATGTTCCTAAAAGGCGAATGTCCTTTTGTGCAAATTTGTCCTAACCCTTTATACGATTACTACTGGGGTGCGTCTGAGTGTCAAAAGCTAGTTTTATTGCAACAGTTACGCAATCAGCGTATGGCTGAGATCCTTGAGTTACTCAGTAAACAAGTCAATCCACCAACTGCTCTCTCAGGCTTTATGGGCATTTTGGATGAGAAGAACTTTGCTCTAAACCGCCCAGGTGGGCTACTGGCTTCAGATATGCCTAATGCTAAGGTAGATCGGATGGCTCCTAATATGCCACCTGATCTATTTGAAGTGATCCATGAGATTGATGCCATGTTTGCTGAAGTATCAGGCATTAGTAATGTGCTTGAAGGTAAAGGCGAAGTCGGGGTGCGTTCAGCAGGTCATGCTAGTCAATTGGCTAGATTGGGTAGTTCCCGTGCTAAGAAGCGGGCTTTGATTGTGGAGGACTCTCTTGAAAAAGTGGCAACCCTTTATCTTAAACTCATCCAAGCCTACGATCCGACTCATTTTCATGATGTTAACGATCAACCGTTTATTGCCAACCAATTCACTAAAGATTTTGTGGTTAAGGTCGATGCTCACTCTAATTCGCCCATTTTTACAGAGGACTTAAAAGACCTAGCCTTTAGCCTCTTTAAAGCCGAAGCAATTGATCGTGAAGATTTGCTTGACTTACTAGAACCACCAATGAAACAATTACTTAAAGATAAGTTAAAGAAGCGAGAAGAAAAGAACGAAGCTATGCAAGCTATGGCTCCCCCGCCACCTCCACCAAAAGGATAAAGCATGAAGAACCCTGAACAAAGAGAAAATGAACCCGCAATGGCGCTAATGAGTCCACGGGAAAAGCGTATGGAAGCAGGAGAGTCAGAGCGAGTAGAACCTAAAACTATTTATCGTAATATGGGCGCTTCAGTGACTAAAAATGAAATGCGTAATATGCGTAAAGGAAAGAGATAATCATGCCTTCCAATACTGTTCCAATGACCCAATCGACTTCTGACCAGCCTAGAGTAAGCACTGAGTCTTTAGATCGTGGTCAACAACCTGCTAGTGTGCAATATCGCAATCAAGCAACACCTAGTTTTGATCGCAGCATGAAAACCCGTGCTGCTCCTAGATCTGTTCGTAGTTAACCAAAAGGAGTCCAATATGTACGGTAAAACTCGTAAAACTCGTAAATCTCGCAGATAATTTTCTCCTTCACGGGAAAGTTCCTTGGGGGGGTGGAAATAAAATAAATCCCCCTACTTGACAATTGATAGTTTTAGTTTAGGCTATGCAATAACTTAATAGGAAATGTCTATGGGCGTGCCTTCCGAAGAATTAATGAATATGATTAAGAGTCAGCGTGATAGCGCTACTCCTAATGGAATACCTGATGTGCCAACAGGTGCTGGAGATATGGGGATCTCAGATCCTAATAGCCCACCAATGGCTGCTCCAATGTCAACTCCAGAACCAAAGATGGGCAATCGTGAAGCAGCCCTGATTAATGTATCAATGGCAATGGACTTGTTAGAGCAATCTTTACCTGCAATCGGTAGTGAATCAGCCGAAGGAAAGCAAATTTTGTCGGCTATTCGTAGCATGATCGGTGTACTAGGCGTTAAGAAAGCCAGCACTGCTGAATTGCAACCTGCTGAGATATTGCAGATGTTACAAAGTTTACCTCAAGCTGGCGGTGCTTCTCCTGAAAGTAAGGCGATGATGTCAGCACCAGCAATACCTGGTATGGCTCCAGAAGGACCACCACCAGCCTTGCCAATGCCTCCACCTACAGGTGGCGGTGCAGTACCCCCTGGCGCACCTGTACCTCCACCATTACCACCCCCCATGTAAAGGAAAATAATATGGATCTGTTTAAACCCCGTGGCGCTTCTGCTCCTCGCAACCCAACTGACAACAACCAAAAAAATGGTCAAATTATCAATACTCCTCGTTACTCAGAGTTTGGTGGTTTAACTGCTTCAAACAAAGCTGGCTCTAAGAACATGATGACGATGAGCAAGCCTGGCGATACGAAAAAAGTCATTTAACGAATTAGGGGATAAAAATGTCTTTAGAAGATCTAAGTTTTGAACAGCGTGACGAATTAGCTTTGCTAATGAAGGATATGGCTGAGAATCCATCCACTCGCAAGGAAGTATTGCGTTTGACTAAGAAGCTCCGCCCTAATATGCCAATTCCTGAACTGGAGATTGAAGATTACACTGAAAAGAAAATCAACAATGCAGAAGAACGGGTAGCACAGTTAGAAGCTAAGTTGCGTGAAAAAGATGCTATTGGTGAGCTTAAAATGCGTAGAGATAACTTGTTTAAGAAGGGTTTAGCCCATTCTGAAGAAGATATACAAGAAATCGAAAAGCTAATGCTCAGCAAAGGAATGACCAATCACGAAACAGCAGCAGAGTATTTTGATTGGATGAAACAAGCTGCCGTGCCAACACCTTCAGGCTACAATCCTAATCCATTGAAAGGTTTTGACCTTTCTAAGTTTTGGAAAGATCCAAAAAGTGCAGCACGCAATGTGGCAGCAGAAGCATTAGGTGAGTTGCGTAAAAACACTCGCCCAATAGGGTATTAGTAGTAGAGGGGATATTTTAATTTTTGTTTGGAGATAAACCATGCCTATAGGTGGCGGAATTCTTCCAGCGTCAGGTTCTTCGCAATACAATGAGTTGACTTATGTTACTCGTAGAGCGTTTATCCCCAAGCTGGTAGTACAACTTTATAACAGCACACCCCTGATGGCTGCTTTGATTGCTAACAGTCAACAAGCCTCTGGTGGTGTATCCCAAGTAACCGTTCCAGTTCAAGGCGCACAGTTTGTTAATGCCCAATGGTCTGACTATTCTGGTTCGTTTAACCAGCCGTCAGTTCAGCAAGGTGCTTTCAATGCTGAGTTCAACCTTAAACTGATGATTGCTCCAGTACCATTCCTCGGAATGGAAGGTGCAGTTCAGCAAGACTATGCAATTATTCCTCTCATTGAAGCACGCATGAATGATGCTACCAATGTGATGATGGATGCTATGGCTACTGCCCTGTATACCAATACTACGAACACTCAACAGTTTATTGGTTTGCCTGGTGCAATTGATGACGGTACTAACATGGTTACCTACGGTAACATCAATAGAACTACCTATACTTGGTGGAAATCTAAGGTGTATAACGCAGGTTCTGTGAACCCAACTCGTCAAAACATTCTCCAGTACATTTCAGGTACTGTAAAGAATGGCGCTGAAGTTCCTACTTTTGGCGTATGCGGATTTGGTACATGGACACTTTTAGCCCAAGATTATGTGGGTCAAGAGCAATATGTTATTACCCCAGGTAACGGTTTCGATTCAGATGCTAACGGTCCTTCAGCAGCTTTCCGTGCTTTGATGGTCGCTGGTGTTCCTGTTTATCCAGATCCTTACTGTCCAGAAGGTACGGTTTATTTCATTAACTCGAATTACTTGAGTCTTTACATTCACGATCAAGGTTCATTCGTATTTACTGGCTTTGAATCGACTCTCCCTAATTGGCAGATTGGTTATGTTGGCGCTGTCTTGATGATTGCCGAATTGGTAAGCGTTAAGCCAAAGTCAATGACCAGGGTATCTGGCTACAACTCTATTTCATTATAAGGAGAACTAGTCATGGCACTCGGTCTAAATAAGATTTTAGTAACAGGCACTTATGCAAATACTGCTGCTGCATACTACCAAGCAGTTTCCAATATTACCGTCACTACGGCTGGTAATGTGGTTCCTGCTGGTACTTACATGGCATTTGCAACCGCCAATGTGGTAATTCAAGCTGTATCGAATTACAACGCTACTTCTAATGTGGCTACATTCTCAAATGTATACCCCATTAACTCTGGTGGCGTTATCATTTCTGACGGTATTAATGTGCAACTATTGGCAACCACTAATACTTCAGTGCAATTGATTACTGTCAATGGCGGTCAAGCTGTTTCAAGTACCTACGCTAGTTAAGGGGAAAGATAATGGCTAACCAAGATGCAGTTGCTAATCTGTATTTAAGTTCTTTTGGTAATGTCCGCATTGCTTTTGCTGAAGCTGTATCTTTATCTGCAACAGGTAATGCGGTAGCCAATTTGTCATTTGCAAATGGTGGCTTAACAAACGGTGGGGCAGTAGCTAATTCGGGTTCAGTGATTGTAAGAAAAATTGTAATCACTAGCCCAGTTGGTTCAGTTTCTTCAGGAAATGTGGGAATTTATACTAGCAACAATGGTAATGATGCTAATTTAATTACTGCAAATACTGCTTTAACTGTACTGTCCGCAGCAGGTCGTTATCTTGATGTTCCGATTACTGGCGCTTATGGTGCTAATACCGTTATTTCTGGATCTACGACTTCAACTTTATTTGTTAAAGTTAACACTGCTTCAGGTAATGCAAACACCGTCAACATTAGTGTTTATGGTGATGTAGTCAACTTCTAATGTCTAGTATATTTGTAACCAACCATTCCGACAAACCATTGAAAGATGGCTTTGCTGGAGTGGTTTATAATTTTTTACCTGGCACAACTGTTGAAATTCCAATTGAAACTGCTAAGCATATTTTTGGTTATAAAGAAGAAAACAAAGAAGTTTACTTGGCACGGTTAGGATGGATAAAAACTTCCAATGATTTAGATACAGGTTTTGAAATCTTGTCTAAATGGGAGCTATCTGATGAACCGCCAAAAAAGAACCAATCGTTATCCCCGTTGGTGGAAAGAGTACCTCTCCCTTCTTCAAAGAGGGGTGGGGGAAAAGTCCTACAGGCTGTAGCATGAACTATGGATACTAAACTATGGCTACGCTCAATTCCTACATTACTGAAGTGCAGAGATTACTGCATGATGCAAACGCTAACTTTTATAGCACCGCACAGTTAACCGACTACATTAACTCTGCACGGGAACGAGTTGTCCGTGATACAGGGTGTCTTAGAACAATTCAAGTAACTCAAGTTCCTTGCGCTGTACCTCCTGGCAATACTATTAATGGTGCAACACCTGCTAATCCGACTCCTTGGGTAGCGGATACCGTTGTCGTTGCCAATACTTTTGTTTATAGCAATATCTATATATATCAATACATTACAGGTGGAACTTCAAGTTCTACTCCACCTGCTTATCCTGCTAGTGGCTACAATTACCCACCAAGCACTGCCTTTGCTGATGGCACTGCTACTTTGCAATATGTTGGCGATACAGAAAATGTTTACTACGCTTCTTTGCCACAAGGTTTAAATACCCTAGATATTGTTAACATTAACCTATATTGGGGTAACTCTCGTATTCCAATGGATTACATGGCTTGGTCTAACTTTAACGCTAGGATGCGGATTTGGCAAAACAATGTCAGCCGACCAATTGTTTTTAGTATTTATGGACAAGGCAATATCTATGTAGGTCCTGCTCCAGATCAAGTCTATCAAATTGAGCTAGATACGGTTATTTTGCCAACGGCTTTAGTGCAAACAGCGCCTACAGCAGTTGATCCGATTGCTGACCCTTATACCTCTGCGGTCAAGTTTTACGCAGCATATCTTGCTAAGTTTTATGAGCAAAGCTATGGCGAATCAGAAATTTTTAAACAAGAGTATTTAAAACAAGCTAACTCAATTTTGAATAGCACCTTTACTCGCAGGATTCCAACCGCATTTAATACACCTTAATTTATCATGGCTTCGGCAGAACAGAAAAAGTCCTACCAGGTTATTAAGCAGTTTAAAGGGCTTAATACCAAAGCAAACCGAACTGCCATTGGTGAGGATGAGTTTTCATGGCTAGAAAATGCTCAACCTGTTGGTTTTGGCAACTTAAAGATTACTCCAACCCAAGCTGTTGTTCGAGATTCTAGCAACAATGCGGTGGTTTTTTCCAATACCGTAACCCATTTTGCTTCTGCCAGCTTAAATATTACAGACTATGTTTTAGCCTTTTTATCAAACGGTTCAGCCGAATATTACAATGTTACAACCAGCACTAAAGGCACTGTAGCTGTAGCTGGTACCTTTTCTAATGCAGGTATTCAGGTTAGCCAATACAACAATGACCATGTTTTAATCTTAGATCAGTCTAAGGGTTTATACCAATGGGATGGCAACAACACCACTAGTATTGGCTCAGTTGGTTTAGTAGCCATGGTCAATTATGGTTCTGGCTACAATACGGCTCCTTCGGTAACCATTTCAGGACCAGATGAAGTTGGCGGTGTTCGGGCTGAAGCTGTTTGCGCTGTTACTGGTAATGCTGTTACTTATGTAACCTTAACTAATGCAGGATCGGGTTACACCAATGCCAGTAACCTTACCGTAACCTTTGCTGGTGGCGGTGGTTCTAATGCCAGCGCTATTGCAGAAATTTTAACTTTTAGGCAAGGCACGGTGGCTACTGCGGTAGTCAATGGCGGATCAGGCTATACCAACGGCACAACGCCTGTTACCTTTAGCGGTGGCGGTGGCACGGATGCAGCAGCTACAGCGATCATTCGTAACAATGCCGTATCTGTAGTGGTGATGACCAATTATGGTCAAAACTATACCAATAACGCCAACATTACTGCTACGATCTCGGCTGGTGGCTCTGGCGCTAATTTAGTTCCTGTTATCAATAACGAGCCTAATGTGGGAGTTTCCTCATTTTCTGGCAGGGTCTGGGTTGCCTTTGGGCGCTCAGTAGCTTACTCTGCTGCAGGTTCTTATAGCGATTTTACTAGCGTATCGGCTGGCACAATCGTCATTACAGACTCTACTT